GGTATCGCCTTTCGCAGCACGTGCGCGTATTGCTTTCAATATCGCTTCGGCAGCCGTAACGCCATCCTTCTCTTCGCCCAATACATCAGCGAGCAATACGTGAAGCTCCGGCAACTTACGAGGTCTGCCGTTCGGGTTTCCAGTTTGACCCTTCTTAAACTTATGCGGTATAATGTTTTCAGGTTTTGGCATCGCTGTTTTTTCGCTGTATTATTGCAATCCTACAAATGCTTTCAAAGGGTAGAACACAAGTGAATTTCTATATCCTCCTTCGTGAGTTGGCTTAATTGGAGTTACACCGTGAACATTCTTCCACGCTGGGTAAACTAAGATAGAATTGTCTTGCTGACCTATTGTGGCATTGTAATCAGGAATATGAAGATCACCGCCCTTAGAATTAAATTTCTTGCAGATGATTACATTAACCGCTCCAACTATATTACCTGTGTCTCTGTGGAATGGTGCTGAGATATTATAGTTTGAAATTGAACTGGTGAATAGGTTTCCGAACTTCCATTTGTCAGGTACGGCTTTGAATAGTTCTATCTGCTGTTCATATTGCTTTGGCAAGATTTCCTTAATCAACTGCTCACTTTCTTTGGCGAGAAGTAGCATAGCCTTTATGAAAGTTTGTGCTGACTTAACACTGTGAACGCTGGATATTGTTGCATAATTTCTTCTCATTACTGGCTTTGGTGGAACACTGCCAATAATAGTGCTCATTTGGCTAACGCCTATTTTTCTTGCTTCACTCCTTTTCATACCACTTTTTGATAATTGAACGGTTTCCATTCTATCTAAAAATGTTTTTGGAACATTGTTGCTTTTAAGTTCTGCGTTAGCTATATCGGCTAGTTTGCACATCTTATCAGGCATTTTAGTAAGATAAAAGCCAATGGGCTCATTGTCAAAATAAAAAATAGAGTCTTCAGTAATATTTGGAACTTTATAGTCACACTTATCACCAATCTTAACATTATGGTCCAATTTAATTAAGTCAATTCTTTTCATTTGACTATTTTTTTATAATGATTAGCCAAACCTTTGATGTCTGTCTTCATATCTAATCGTTCGCCCTTTCGTTGAAGAGTTACAAATGGACTCCACTCATAGCACATCTTTTTTGCTGATTCTTCATCTTTTTTTTGCTTATACAAATCTTGAAGGCCACCAGCATTACTACCAACATCAGGGCAAGAGAACCAATACTTGTTAAACCTCAATACACCGTTTCCATTTTTTATTGTCTGCAGAGCAAAATCTCTATCTTCTTTTAAGTTAAATTCAGGTCTATAACTCCAATGAATTTTATTTGCATTAATCAGTACGCAAACCTCTGCAAACTTTTTGTTTATTGAATAGTTCGTTTTTTCGTGCCAAGCGTGCTGTGTGTAATTTATGCCAATTATTTCAAATGGAAGTTTCTTTGCCTTTTCAAGAATTTCAAACCAAATAGATGCGTCTTTTTTTAAAGTCTTGCCGTTGTATATTCCAAAAGAAGAAACATCGTCATCGCAAAATATTATCCATTCAAAATTGTTTTTTTTTGCGTACTGAAGCATAAAGTTTCGTACATAGGCTATTCCTTTATTGTTTTCTTGTATTGAAACTTTGTTAGGAACATTGTATTTGTCTATTTCTTGTGGTTCAATAAAATGCAAAACTTCAATGCCAGCCTGCTCAAATAACTTGTAGGTCTTTGTTGATGTTCTTCCTTTGGTTGGAATAAAGCATATCATAATTTATCCCTTTCTGACTTCAAGTATTCCATTATCATAGCACCCACGTAAGCATCACGCTCACGCCAGAACTTTACCAGCGAATAGGCTTCTTCATAATGCTCTGCTTCAAATTCAATTTGTATCGCTTTCTTAACTCCATCTGTCATATCTTCAAGTTGTTGAGATACATCATCATCGTCAAGAATTGAATAGTCAACTTCAGATGCAAACTGAGGCACATCTAACCCCCATTCACTCAATTCTTGAGAATCCCAATCTTGGAGCAAAGCCCAATCCCATTCGCCTCCGCTTACGTTGTCTTTTATTAGAAACTCGCGTTGTTGTTCTTCAGTTAGATTGTCTGCAATAATGATAGGCACTTCTTTAAGACCGGCTTCTTTGCATGCCTTAAGTCGCATATTGCCACCAAGCACAACCATGTCGCTATTGACTACGATAGGGCGAATGGAAAGCATCTCAGGCAAGTCCTTGATCGACTGCACCAATTTAGCAAACTTCTCATCCTTAATCAATCGAGGATTGTTCGGGTTGAGTTTAACTTCTGATATCTTAACTGCTTTTGTTTTCATCGCCTACGTGCTTTGCGGTACTTCTCAGCCTCTGCCAGTGCGATTGCCTGCGCTTGCTGCGGTGAATATCCCTCGCCTATTAGCTTGCGGATGTTCATGCTGATTACCTCTTGGCTGTCTCCTTGGAATAGTGGCATGTTATGCGTGGATTAGTTCGGTAAAGATACGGCCTTCGTGCTGTGCGTTAAGGCTGTGCCCATTGGTAACGATTTGATTGTATTGCCGTGGGTAGATAACGAGGTTGTGCAGCTTTCCCGATGCGAATACTTTGCACGTATATGCATTGTTCTTATCGCGGTCCTCGGTTGGCAATATAACGCCGAATTTATACTCGGGTTCATCGGTTGGCAGTATCAACTTGTTAACCTCTGCAAAGCCTTTCAAATCCTTTTCAGTAAATGCCACGGCTATATCGTAGTCCAATCCTGGATGCGTAAGGTAGCCGAAATAATGCGGCTTGCCGTTCACCTCTGAATCAATGAATACTCCGGCTCTTAGTCTGCTTGTCATAGGTTGTATGTATCAATGCGTTTCTTAACCATCTCGATGAATCGCTCCATCATTGCTGCGTAGAAGCTGTTGAAGTCCTTATGCCCTTCCGGTGCGTGTTCGAATAGCACGTAGAGCGTTGATCGTAACCGCTGGCTCGGTGTCTTGCTTCCAAGCTCGGCGGCATCGAGCTTCAGGTTGTTGAGTAGCTGTTCATCGTTGTAGTTGAACTGCTCGCCTTTGAATGCCATCACACCCACGCCACCCATCCACTGGTTGAAGAGTGCGCTCGTTTGCTCGGGCGAAAGCTCCTGCGTTCCGATTGTAACCTTGATGGTTTTATCGCGGCGCGTTGCTACCGATTCAATCGCACATGGTATGGTTAATAGGTCAGCAGCCATACTCAGGAATATTGTGCTTAGGTTCGTTGTTGCGGTTTGTTTTTAACCCATCCATGTAATCGTACACCATACGGCGAATCGTTGACTTATGCGACTCGGGAACGCGGAAGGTAATGTTAACCGTTGGCTCGCCATATAGCGGCTTCGCTCCAGCGCCCTCGCGGTAACCCCCTCGCCCTGTCTTTATGTTTTCACTTGACTCCATTGAATTAAGCATTACATGCCTGCAAAGATAAGTATTTATTTGATTGTGTGATGCATTTCGATGCCATTTTTTTTCAAAAGCATCAGCCACCCATAGCAGCGTTTTAGGTATGCCTTGCGCGCGAATGAGCCATTAGGTGCGTGTTTCAAGTATGCCGCGTAGCTTCGATGCGTTCGCGTTGTGCTGTGGTATGTTACGCATCCATCGGTTATCATTGCCTCGCTCGGCTGGTAGTTATTCATGCGCTCGATTAGTTGCTCTTCGATTGTCATTAGAAAGGACTTATATCAAAACTTTCATTCGGCTGCATTGCTTTCGTCTCGACCGGAAGGAAGGTGCTGCCACCACTCGAGCCGGTATCGTGAAAGCTCGTGAGCGTGCTGTTATGCTTGAATCGAACCTCACCAGTTGAGCCTTGCCGGTGCTTCTCGAATAGGTAAAATACATCGGAACTATAAGGATTGCCAGCTTCATCATTCAAGCCATAATATTCAGGTCGATATACGAACATAACCGTGTCGGCATCCTGTTCAATGCTGCCCGATTCGCGAAGGTCTGATAGTATCGGTCGCTTATCGGCGCGTTGCTCGACTTGTCTGCTTAACTGGGCAAGTGCAATAATCGGTATGTTTAGCTCTTTCTGCGCGGCTTTCAACGTGCGGCTTATCTCTGCAACCTCAGCCTCTCGATTACCGCCTCTGAAGCCCTCGATTGTCATCAACTGAAGGTAGTCAATGATTGCCCATTTGCAATTGTTCTTACGTGCCTCGCGCCGCATTATGCGTATTGCCTCATGCACACCGCATCGCGGCTTATCGTAGATTGTGATTGGTAGCTTCTCAACTAATCCGATCGTGGTTTCGAATGCGTGTAGCTCGGGCTGCGATAGGTTCCCATCGCGTAGGCGTGCGCTGTTAATAGAATCGTTTGCATGCTGAAGTATGAGCCGCTGGCAGAGCTGGCTTTGATTCATCTCGAGGTTGAAGTATATGCCCGGCTCATTGAACTGACATGCGTGGTATAGTGCGAGGGCAGTCTTACCCATAGATGGCCTGCCTGCTAAGATTATAAGCTCGGGATGGAAGCCTCCGGTGAATCGGTTAAGTGCTGCGATGCCGGTATTGAGCCCGCTTGTCTTACCGCTTTGGTGCAATGCAGCGCGGCGGTAGTATGCTTGTCGCTCTTCGTGCGTGAGCTGAAGTGTTGTTATGATGTTATCGGTAGGGCTGCCATTCTCGATCAGGGTGTTGAGGCGCTTGATGATGTTAACGGCTGTTTCACCTCCGCTCTTTAGCTTACCTAATCCGAGTGCCTCTTCGGTTAGGATGTGGTTTATATTGCGCTTGATGTGTTCATCTTTGAGAATGCTAGATCGGA